TGTCCTATCCATTGCTCAAGGGTTTGTACTACCCATGCCTGGTCAATGCTTGCATTGCGTCGCTTGACAATAACGTACGCTGGTGGTGTCGGAGTAATACCGCGTGCCTTTGCGTAGTTCTCTGCTTCAACTACCGCTTCACGCCAGAACCCAGGCAAGTCCAGCTTCGCTGTTGCCTTGAGTTCCAACACGTAGGGTTGGCCAGATACAAAGCAAACAATGTCACCTTCATCAGCCTTACCTGCCAGGCGTAGCCGTTCAGCCATCACACCTTTACTGCGTAGCCATTTAAGTACACCTGTCTCAAACTGTGAGCCACGTGCCTTAGCCGCAGCTTGCTTGCTTACCATGGGCTACTACTATCCATCTTGTCTACCAACTTAACAATGGCACGGTTACTTTCAGCCACAGTTTTTAAGGTATCATTAACCAACTGCTGATAGTTTAAGCGAACCGCAGACAACTCTGAAATTAGATCACGGTGCTTGGCTTCAAGGTCTAACACCTTGTTTTCTAACTTACCTTTGTCAGTGCGTAGCGTTGCAATAGTTTCACTCAACTCTTCATAAGTTTGATCTGCCGAATCACTCATCATTATCCTTAAATATTTTATTCCAACACTGAGGATGGATGCCACTCATAATCTGTTCACGCATTGGTGGTAGTAAATCAGGGAAAGCATCTTGAGCATTGGCCCCGTTAAGGTACCTGTTCATGTCATCTTCCCAGATAGTTAAGCTACCTTGATTACCGCAGTTGGGACATAACTTTGTGATGTACTTCTTGTAACTCACGACAATCCCCTCCAGTATTCTGCATTGCTACCACCTTGACGGTCATTGTATAGCGTCATGCGTGAAGCATCAGCATACAACACCGTGAAGTTAGCACCACTTGCACTGTTCTTAGCAAAGCGATTCTTAACACACGCTATGCGGTACTCATTGGTGTCATGGTCCATTGCTACAGTAAGGATCATCTCAGGTAACTGACTGATCTTACCTTGAATAGACTTGCGTGATGGTGGTAGCTCTGGTCTACCTTCACCCTCTGACGTATGGTGCAACAGGAATACTGCTGCTTCTGTTTGTCTGGCTACGTGGTGCATAGCCTTGGCTATGTCACGCATACCAGTCCACTCGTTGTCATGTAGTGCAGCTACGTTCATCAAGTTGTCAATGATAATCAGGTGTGGGTATTCCCCGAACGCTTCACCGTACGCCTGGATAGATAAGTCAATGTCATCCAAGGTAGGTGATGGATCAAAGCTGAACTGTAAGTTCTTCAATGTCTCCAGTTCATCCTGGTAGAACTCATACCCATTGCCACTGTTAAATGATTCTTCAACACTGGACACCTGGTTACCTGTGATAACTGCGGCAGCTCGGATCGCTGTGGTGTAGGCATCTGTATCAGCACTGACGTACAGTGTTGGAACATCTTGATGGAGTAACGTCAAGTAGATCACTGAGGTCTTCATAAGTAAAACCCCAGCGATCTTTCAACTTGAGCACTATTTCAAACGACGCAGGGTGTACCTTAGTTCCCTTGCGTACGGTCATGCGCTATCGGACCCACTGTGGATCACACTTGTCAGTTGCACCCTTTGGTGCTGAACACATCCAAGCTTTCCAGTCCTTGCCGTTCTTGCTACCAGTCTTCCATTCCATTGCGCCGTGACGACACATAGGTGCAGATGGTGCAGCTGATGAAGCATCCTGAACTGGTTGCTGTACTGGTGCTGGCTGTTGCACTGGTGCTGGTTGCTGTGATGCAGGTGCTAGCGGGATGTGCTGGGCAACCGTGTGGCCTGAAGCCAGGGCTTGCTCAACGGAAGTGATTACTGCTACCAGGTCACCCATGTCATTGAGTGCGCTGATAAACTCTTCTGTACTGCTGGCGTACACGTTGTACAGTGCACCCGATGCTGTCTTGAAGTTGGCCTGAAACTTGGTGCTCTCTGGTGCGCTCATTACTTAGCTACTTTCTTTGTGGTAGTTGCCTTCTTAGGCTTGGTTGTCTTGGTAATTACTTCTCTTGTTGTTAGCTTTGCAAGGCGGGAACGAAGTGATGCGTTCTCTAACCTTGTGATGTACAACTCGTCTTGTAGGATCTGGATTTTCTTTCGGCTGTTAAACATTTGTTTCCTTCTGTTGTGCTATTAATGCTAATGGATCTACGGCCCAGTTGTTAAAGCCTTCGGCTGGTAACAGCATGACATTGCGTGCATCGTAATAATAGCCCTGACTTGGGCGTATGCCAAACTGCTTCTCGATACTGCAGGCGTACAGCGCTAGTTGCATTGCATTGGTTGGCATGTTAGCACCAGTCTTAAAGTCAATGACTACCAGTTCACCATCAGGAGTGATGGCAACCAAGTCAACAAAAGCCTTGATGCGTACGTCACCATAGTCAATGTTCAACTGTAGTTCGATAGCCTTGACACCTTCAGGAGTTACCCATACCTGCCAGCCTGACTGCTCCCAGAACTCAATGAAGTTAGCGACCATCTCTGGACCCTTCTCAGCCCACCAGTCACCGTTCTCTTTGTTAGGCCAGGCCTTGCTTGTTCTGCCCGATGCTTTCCAATCAACTGGGTTAGTGCCGTACTTCTCTTGCTCGGCACCAATGCTTTCATTGAAAGCTTGCTCCCATAATAGTTTGATGTTAAGCATCAGGTAGTTCCCCCTTGAGGTAACGCTCTACTGCTAGGTGAAAGGCTGACCCTCCGACAAAGTACCACGCTGTATCAGTGGGTACCTTCAGTTCCCGTTCAAGTTGCCATGACTTACCGCACTTGACCCAGGATGTAAATGACGAGAAGGATCTATGCCCTATCGTTGTTTCTTTTATTATTCCCATGTCACACACTGTACACACAACGAGTGCACTATGCAAACGGGCTAAATAACGCCGTGATTTGACATGTTCCTTGAAGGTGTGAGTATAATACGAGCGACAGCGAGTAAACAGGTAGGGTGGTTACACCACCCAACAAGGCCATGGTTTGTGAAAGGGTTTAGTGTGCTTAGATTTGCTTCCTATTCCCTGACTCCAAAGGAAGAAGGAATAGCTGCCCGTGTTGGGTATGAGCGCCAGCTCCCTTACCTTGGTAGACCTGAGATGAACCGCAACTATTCTGAAGGTGACATTTGGGAAATGTGGCAACACGCTATAGCTGCTGGATCTGAACTGGCATTTGCTAGAATGTGTGGGCTTAATGATTTTGAACCCCATGTAAATAAATGGAAGACTCAAGAAGATGTGCCAGGGTATGAGGTTAGGTACTCGTTCAAGGCCACAGGCATACGGCTATCTGAGTGGGATGCCGAGGATGCTACCTATGTCCTACTTGTTGGTGGGCCACAGAACAAAACACGTAGGGTTAAAGAAAACAACTGGCTATCTCCACCGTACAAAGCTTTAGGCTGGGCTTCGGGCATTGAGATTAAAGAATGTGGAGATTACAACGGTAAGTCGTGGCACTTGGATGTTTCAAAAATAAACAAGATAAACCTGCATGCCCCCAGGAACGACGAAAAAGGGCCACCTGATACCGAAGTACCAAGTGACCCTTAAAGTCGCTTTACGTGGCTCTGAGAGCCAGCAATGGGTATTTAACCCTATTGTTTATTGAGTTTTAATTAGCCTTAATTTGCCGTCCGTCAAGTACGATAGGTGCACTACCGTCATGGTCAATGAATAATCCCACTGGCATGGTTCCGCCTGAGATAAACCCATGAGCTAGGGTTACCCAAACAGTCTTACCTGCCATACCTGGGTGTACTGGATAAGAGAAGTGACCAGTGTAATCTGCCTTGTCAGTTCCAGGGTAACGGCAGAAGCGGAAGCGGATGACGTTTGGTAGACCGCCACCTGGAAGCTCTACTTGTACGGTAGTTTCCCATAGGTTGCGCCTCTGGCGCACTGATCCCTTCCAGGATGTCTTGCCATTGATGCGAACCGCAACAGCCTTACCTGAAATGATGGACTGCTTATCTTTATTAGACTCTACTTTGTCAATCATTATGCTTCCAATGTTTTTTGTGGGTTAACTGGGTTACTTGTGCTCCAGCGAGGACCATTGCGTTCACCGAAGTGAAGATGTAAGCCCGTGGAATTTCCTGTGTTACCAGTGTATCCAATTACTTGGCCCTTCTTAACTTTGTCTCCAGGTCGAACTACCTTGCTGGATAGGTGGGCATAAATAAGATGATTCTTTGTGCCAACTGGAAATGTCCTGCGCTGTACTATGTGTACGCCAAAAGATTTTCCCCATTGATTACTTGTAATTACACCTTTACGTGCTGCATAAACTGGAGTGCCAAGGGGACAAGCAAAGTCAACGCCGTCATGCCAACCTGATTTCCATAATGGTCCTAGCACACCATATTTTGTAGTTATAGGGTAGCCCTTGATTGGATACATTTATTCTTCTACTTTTCCGTAGCGCATGTCCATGCCGTTAAGGTAGTTAATCAACACGGGTAGCGCAGCTACGATTGCAACTTGTACTACTGGACTAAGGTTAAAAGAATCAATGCTGTCTAAGCACCAAACAAGTACAGCACCAGATGCTGCTTTGAACATTCCACCAAGCGGGCTATCAGCCAACCAAATACCAAACTTAATCATCATGTCTAACATGCTCCTTGAACTCTCCTTTGAGTTGAGATAGATCACTACTTACGTTGTCTAATTTTACATCCATGTGTTGTAAATTATTAGAGATACGGTTAACCGCTTCACGCAGGCCTCCACCATTAGGTCCAACGAGCAGCGCTGCTTACTTGATGCTGGTCTATCTTTCGCCAGATCTTCCATAACGCAAACAACACGCCCCCTACTACAGATGATATTTGTGCCACACTTGCCCAGTATTCGACACCCATTATGTTGTCCTCACCTGGACATAAATGATGCCACCAAATCCCTGGAACCTGCGGTCAGGTGGGGAGATGCGATCGAAGGTTACCTTCTCGATGAGAGCTTCAACTTGCTCACCGCTGGTAAAGTCTTGAACCGTTATGGTGTTACCACTTGATTCAATATTTTCTAATGCGTTTAGGCGTAGCCAGGCACGGCCATCCCAACCAACCATGATGTTGTTTCGGTCCTGCTCAAAGTCGTAGCACAACAAAGGCAACGAGATGCTTCTGGTTCTTTTATTTGCAGGCAGTGCCTTAACTTGGTAGCCAACAATACCGCCACCCTTGGAAGGATCACTTGAGCTTCGACCTAAAGTAAACCTAAATGCTAGTTGCTCTTGAGCAGTAATAACATTTGTTGTAAAGTCCTGGTCTGCTGATGCTGCATTACCTACGGTAATAACGCTGATAACATCACCATCTTTAGTGATAGTCGAAATTGCTACAGATCCCTCAAATGGGGAAGCTATGCGAACCTTGATTAACTTAAAGTGCTTCTTCTCCATGGTGTTGTAACGTATTGCACCAGTGTCTAGGTAGCCAGAGGCAACC